TCTGACCATGAGCCGTTACTTTCGTCCACGTATTGGTGGATAGTGCCGTCTCCGCCTATCCCGTAGTGCGCTGATGCTGTGCTTTGGGGGGATTGGAAAAAGTTGTCTGCGCTGGTTAGATAGCCTACCATGATGTGTAGGGTGATGTGGTCTACGTGGTATCCGCCTCGCCCGTTGTAGTGGTTGGGGGAGCCTATCCATGTAATGCCGTCCATCGCTTAATCTTCCTTGCTGTTGTTTTCTTTGTTGTTGATGTTGAAAATATTGAGAATATTCGAGCTGGATAGTTCGGGGTTGATTTTTACGCAATTCTCCATGATTGAGGTGATTTCAGTTAGGCAGATACCTGCGCATACGGGGATGAATACGGGTAGTTCGATTCCGAGATTGATGTAATCCGAACCGTATTCTACGATTAACGCCACGCAGATTACTGCTAGATATGTGAACTTGTGTCCGAGACCCTCCCTCATTTTCTCGCTGGATAATTCGCCGTGCATGATTGCGTTAACCACGCCGGTCACGTAGTCGATGAGCACCAGCAGAAACACAATGCCGATGATGATTAATTCATGGATTGGCATGAATATTCCCTCACTTTCTTATACCTGATTGCTGTAGTAGGCCGCCAAGTATCATGCTGAACTCCGCCTTGATTTGCGGTGTTTCAAAACGCAGTCGCCCGACGCGATAGGCGTTCAGTATCCTCTGCGTCATATCGTCGGAACGTTTGAGCATCATGCAATCACTGTCAACCAGTCGGTAGTCAAACGTAAAATCCCTAGTGATTTTAGGTTGTTTTTTGGTTATGACATATAATACTTCGTCGGTATCGCTTAATTGTTGGTATATGTTGAAAATACCGTATTCGGTGGTTCTCAACGTGAAAGCGTAACCGGCGTTGCTGAAATCACTGATGAGAGTATTGGCGTTATCCCTAAAATCGTTGTTGATTGCATAATTCGCATAATTTTCATCGTATTTGCGTAGGAACGTGCCGAATTTGGATGTGGCCACCTTGGCGCTGAACCCGCCATAATCCGCCAATTCCACCATGATGAAGCCATCACAGTACCTTTGGTATTGCGTGCGATTATCCAACTGTGGCTTTAGATTGATGTTAAACGCGCTGAAATACGGGTTAGCCAACGTTACCGCATTACTGCACATGATGACGCGAACCCTGTCATTCCACCGGTCAACCGTATTATAAAATTCCTCAAGCGAGGTCACTTCACCGCCCAAATACCGCATATTATCGGGGAAGATTTCATCGAAAACAATGGTTCGCACCTTGGGATACGCAACCGATTTCACTTGTCCGGCCTGACTCAGGGCAATGAAGTACCCCATGATGTGCCACGTGGGGCGTGTCTTGCCGTGCTTGTCCGTGGTGGCGTCCCTATCATCCAGCCAGTGACATTCGGCTTGATTGCCGGACACACGGAATTCCAATTCCGGGTATTGCTCAGCGATATCCGAGAACCATGTGCCCTTGTTTTTCTGCTCCTCCGCCGTCCTGCGTAGATAGATGAACTGCCAGCGTTTTTTAATCCAGTCGCCTATGACCAGTTTTTTGGCACCATAGGTTTTTCCGAGGCCGCGTGCACCAATGACGAACATCCAAGGCGCGTGATAGGATAACACGCGCCCATAATCGTAATAATCGCCCTCGGCTAACAGCTTCTCCATATATATCATTATGGCATGACATACGGACTTTTAGAAGTTCGGCGGCGCGCTCCTTCCATCCCAGACTACTAGCAGATTATATACAGTCCGATACCGGCTAGGGTATTGCCCGAAAACACCGTCATTAAGCAGATTATCCAGCAAGCCGCCCAATGTGGTTGCTTTCGGTAGCGCCTCGGCGTATGCCGGGCCTTGATGATATGCCGACACCCATAGTATCTGCATTTTCGCGTCCGAGTAGACTTGCGGATAATTGTTGTAATCCTTCTCGAACTGGTCACGTTGCCCCTGATGCGATTCGGGACGTTGCGCCCATGTTTTGAACGCCGCCGATTCCGCAGGAGTAAGGGGGCGTGTAAACGTCCCGCCATTGGCCATGAGTGCCGCTATCTCAGGGCATGTTTTGGCAAACGTCTCATAGCCTGTCGGGTCGGCGGTTTTCATTGCGTTCAACACGTCCAACCGACGGCCAAACGACCATTGCGCAATCCCAATGCCCTGCCTGTTGGCTAATTCCACCGCGTCCCATTGCAATGAGCTTTCCACCGTGCCGATACAGTAGAGTGCGTAACTGCTTTTGCCGTCGCCCGTAGAGGGCGTGGCTTGGCCGCCCGAGTCACTGGGCGCTTTAGCACTGCCCTTGGCCGTCCATGTTTGGGCCGTGGCTTTGTAGAAAATCATGGTACCCGCGCCACTGTCGTTGTCGCGGTAATGGTAAATGAGGTTGTCCCCTTGTTGTTGTATCCATACGTCACTGCTGGATATGCTACCCGAGTTGTTCGAGCCGGTAGGGTTCGAGCCGCTGTCATTGTCGCCGCCGTCCGGTTTTTTGCGCGGGTGCAAATATCCGATATACGCTTTTTGCAATGGGAGTAGTTTATGCACGCTTGGCTCGGGGTTCTGCGTAATCACGTCGATAGAATCGCCCTGTATCCCATCAACGACAATGGCCACGTGCGTTGACGGATAATTGGGATAGCAGACCTGCCATATGGCTACGTCGCCGGGCATAGGGTTCCATGTGTTGTCTTTTTTCTCGAAAATCTCCCCGACTCTTGCGCTTACGGGATGATGTGTGTATAATCCACCGGCCCAACCTGTCGGGGTGATACAATCCTGGACACTGCACCCGTACTCATCCATGCAATACTTTGCCCACAAGTCCCAGCATTGCGGCCCCCAACTGCCGTCCATGTCCCAAAAGTGGTTTTCGGTCTGTTTCACCCATGTCTTAAAGTCAACTGCCATACATAACAGCATACCCCGTCCGGCGTACCGGACGGGGTATGTGTTTGCGTTTATCAGTGGAAAATCGGGAGCGAGCCGACTACGGTAATCCAGCCCGGACCTCCCGAGCCGGTGCCAACAGTATCCCAGACTGTAAAATCTTTGCCGTCAAAATGGACTGACACAACCGTGCCGTCATCTCTTGTTCCGACGAACGGAACCCAAGTGCCCCACTTTTTTGCCCCATTGATTGTAGCAAACGCATTCCTATCCCATGCGTTCTTATTAAGGCGTAGGTAAAAAAGCATTTGCAACCCGGTAAGCTGGGGGTAAAATTCGCCGCCCGAGGTGCCGGGGGTGGAAACGTCGGCAATGACGGAATCCCTTCTTGCAGAGACGGGCCCGCCCATGATTGCCGAAGCGATGTATTGGCCGTAATAGCGGGAACCAGTGGTGTTGGGGTGAATGTCAGTCATCCATGTGCCGTTAAACATGCCCCATGTGATGCAAGTCGGGACTACGTGGCAATTTTGACCCAAGCATCCCTCTTGGATGGCGTTAAGCTTTTTCATTTCTGCAAATGTCGGCCACGTGTTGTCCCACAGCATGGGGAAAACCCAAATCTCTGCACCGGGGAATTTGTTCACAGCGTTAGAGATAGTGGCGGCAACATTACTTGCCGTAATGGTGCTGGCGTTGTCGTTGCGCCCACCGCCAATCACCACGTATTTTACGTTTGACACATTCGTTCCCAATTCGGCGGCGGCGGTGTCAATCTGCTGGGAGAACGTTTTGCCCTGGCCGGTTGTGATGAAGCCACTCCCGCCTACCGCAAAATTACGCAACGTCATACCGAGGCGGTTTGACGCTACCGCTATCATGGAGTCAGTGGCAGGCGTAGTGGTGCGAAAACCTTCAAAATAGCTATCTCCGATAGCAACCAAGATGCTTCGGGTGTCGGATTTAACCGCGAATTTTGCATCTGCCTGCTGTCGAGTGTAGACATTGGCCAAGTCGGCCTTGCCGTTGACAAGACTCACAATCTGCTGAGCCGTCCCCGAGTATCCACCCTGCTTGGTAAACGTCGTGTCCGCCTGGGCCTTGGAATACACTTCACTGGCGTTCGCCTTGCCTTCAAGGCTATCGGACAAGCCCGATACGGTGCCCTGAAGCGCCTGAAGCGCGGTGTCCTCCGCCTTGGCGTTGATAGTGTCCTTAAGGTTCTGCGCGGTCGGTACCGACGTGACGCCGAGCGCATTGAAATACGACTCCTGTTCGGCGATATCGGTCTTGTTGGTCTGTGCAAGCCCTGCCGCAGTGTCAGCCGATTCCTTGGCCGCGTCCGCCGCCGTCTTCGCATTGTTCGCCGCCGCCGTCGCCGTGGTGATGTTGGTCGCGTTAGCGTACATCTGATTGTCGATTTTCGTCATTGCATCACTGAAGTCACCGCGCCATGACGGGCGGTCGTTCGGATTGTCGCCAAACGTCGGCAGATTATAATGACCGGTATGCTGTGTTGTAGACATCGTTGTTTTCCTTTGCTAGCTCTTGTTACCGACGCGAACAATGCCGTCCGCGTCCTTATACATCGAATCAAGCTCGGTCGCCGTCAATCCGAGCGTACTGGGCTGTGAGGCGGTTTTATTGACCTTGCCCGCAAGCCCCGAGGTGAGCGCGCCGGTGGTGGCGAACCTGCTTGTATCCGGGATGTCGGTTTTGCGTGCGATGGTGCCCGCCACACCCAGCGGGGAATCGGCCGTACCGTTGCCGGTGAGGTCAGCGGTGTGCGCCACCGTCGTAAGGCCGCCCTCAGTGGCCGACGCGATATCATCGGCGTTCCGTTTGAGCTGTGCGTCGATTTTCGCCATGTCGCCGTTATAGTCACCGATCCACGTGGGCCGGTCGGAACCGGCGAACTGTGAGAGGTTATAGTTTCCGGGTTGGTTGCGGTCATGGTAATTATTCCTTTCTGTCGAAATTATCAGCGGTCGGGTTACGTTCGACATAGCGAGCATCCGCTTCGGATTGCGTGATATATGCCATGTCGGCGGGCGGATTCTCGGGCATGGACCTCCCATAGGGGAATTGCGAGCGTCCCGGAAAGTCTCCCGGCACGCAATTATCCACGGCGGTGGCCTTCAGGTCATACTCGCGCGCCCCAAGCGACAACCCGTCGTACTCCTGCGCGGTCAATTGCATGTCATCGTAATCACCCCAGAACAATCCGTGATTGCGCGCATTGTCATACATGCCGCCAAGCACCTGACCGAGGGGTTGCGTGGTTCCGTAGACCGGGGAGGTGGCCACGCCCTGCTGTTCCATTTCGTGAATCAGGGCCAGCAGTTCCGCTCGCAAATCGTTCATTGACTTGTTGACTTGCGCCACGGTATCCGCAAGCGCCTTGTCCACGGATGCCGCGAGGTCTGTGGTGGTCTCTTCCAGCTTGCTCAAATCGCATTGGAGGGTATCGAGATTATGACGCAGGCATTCAATCAACTGCAACGTGGTCAATCCGTCCCGATAGGTGAACGGAACGGACGTGGGTATCCCGTCAAACAAGCGTTGCCGTGGAATCAAAGCGTTAATGGCAACCATGATTACTCCTATTCTTCGTAGTTATGGCAGTTGCTGAAAATTGTATCATACGAGCCCCATATCTGCATGAAACATGGTTCGAGACTCCGCACGACTTCCATGTCCACGTTGATAATCGCATTGCGATATTCGGTAATGAGGCTCATGGCCGACTGGGAGCGGCCCGACGTGTGGGATGAACTCCTGCCGTCTGTCGCGTCATGTTGCCATTCCGTGCTGGATGTGCTATGCGATTGCGACGTGGTGCCTTGCGTGCTATGGCTACTGCCGTCCGTATCCGCTTGCGCCTGATTGGCGTGAGTCGCATACCGGGCGAAGTCGCCTTGTACGCCTGTTGCCGGAACCTCAGAATCATATGACTGGGACTTGGTGCTACTTGAACTGGTACCGTCCGATGTGCTTTTGGTCGAACTATCCTGAGACGCGCTGGTTTTGCCGCTGGACTGGGCTACCGTGTTGGATGTGTTTTCACTGGTCATGTCCACGGTGTTCAGCGGGTCGTATTTCAATGCTAGCGTCCGATAACGCTCATTAAAATACGGCATGATTTCCGCCATCGTCATCCCCAGATAGAAGATGAATTGTTGGGCGGTTTCCTGTCCTATCTCCCTAAGCGCGTAATGGCGGATGATTTTCTCGTTCAGCTCGGCACGATGGTTCTCTTCGTAAATCGGGTAATAGTCGGCGCTGAGATGTAGTTTAGTGTCAGTGTCGTAGCCCATGTTAATGAGGTTGCCGAGGGTTTCGGTGTACTCTCCGGGCGTTTCCATCGCATAGGCGCTGAAATCCTGTGTCATTACAATACACCTCCGATACCCGCATCATACGAGGCGGGCATATCAATATCCGTCGTACCGCCGGCGCTGGAATCCAGCGCGTTGGGTATGCCGGAGCTTTGCGCGTCCGCATACTCAACCCAGACATTAAGAGATGGCCACAGTCGGTTGATTTCCGTCGCCGCCGCCTGCCGCGCCTTCAGGAAACTCAGGCGGAACACGTCCACTTTTTCGTTGGCTTGCGCCACCTCGTCGGAGATGAGCCGTTCCTTTTTCTCGGTGCCACTGGACTGAATGCCCAGATATCCAAGCACCTCATTGGTCACCTGCGCTTTCTGCTGGACGAACTTGTCCAACAGATACGGGGTGGTGTTGGGCCACGGCTGGAACATGCTACCGGGGTCGAGCGAATCATAGCCAACGATATAATCCTGTCCGTCCTGCCGTTGTTGTAGCATGTTCTGCACGGTCAACTTGGTACGCGGGTCGGCGGTGATAATGGTCGGTAGCTTCAGACTCTCCAAGTTCACATCATACGCTTTGTCAATATCGGCAAGTCGCCGTGCATACTGCCATAGAATGTCCTTGAAGCTCATGCGCATACGATTATCCCAAATGGGGATGCATTCCCGGCCCGCCTTGAGTTGCCTGTAATGGTAGTTGACGCCTACCGGCTCGAATGAGGTGGGGTTATTGTATACGTTCAACCGGCCTTGATAACCGGCCTGTGTTGCGAGGAACCGGCCGATGCGCTTGTCCTCGAAAAACAACGCGCAACCGTATTCGCACAGACACATTTCCAGCCATCGTTCATCCACGGTGGGAGGAAGCCCGCGCCAGCTGAACCGGTTCAACGCCAGTTCCTCCAACAGATGATAGTACATTGCATCAAGACTGGTGGCGCGTTCCTTGGCGTAGTTGCCACGCGGATGCAACGCGCCCCCGACCCGATTCCTCTTAGACCTACTCATATCTCCAGCATATCACTAGAATGAGATGCCCGGCAATGGGTCGTTATCCGCCCAATCGGTCACGCCGATATCATCGGGGCTGTTCCACACGGTAGCCCCAGACTCGAACACGCCCTTGATGGTCTGCCTATACTGCTCGGGCAAATCACCTCGCACATAGCATTCCTGCATCTGCCAATATGAGAACTTGGTCATACATTCCAGCGATTGCGGCGGCGTGATGAAACGCTGGACAAAATACCCGTAGCGTAACATGTACTCTCCGACGCTACGCAGGGCTGAGGGTGCGCACGTCTTGAATCGAACCAACACCCCGACAATGCCGTTTGCAAGATTGAACCCGTCTCCGCCGATGGCACCGGACGTGGTAGGGGGCGTCAACTGCATTTGCTGGACTTGCGCATTAATCCCCGCAATGGTGTTTTGATAGTCGCCAAACGCGGAACGTTGCGCGTAATCCGCGTTCATATCCGCCATATTTTGGGCCAACTGGTTTGAAAGCGCTGTAGTCTGAGACCCGTACGTGTTGGCCTGACTTGTTGTGGCCGCGTTGGTACTCAGCGAGTTCGCCGTGGAAAGTTGGGCGGCGGTATTGTTGATACTGCGGTTCGCTTCGGTGTTTACACCATTCATGACCGCACCGCCTAATGCCGATACCGCGCCCCCGACATTGCCCGAAGCGGCGTTGCCTGCCACTCCGACCACGCCGTTGACCACGTTATTCAGCTGTGCGAGGTCGGCTCGCTGATTGTTGATATACGTCGTGTTGTCCAGACTGGTGTTAAGCGAGGTCGCCTGTATCGCGTTATTGGCGTTGCGGTTGCCGATAGCGAGTTTGTTGGCTTGGGTATTGTACTGGTTTTGCATGGCCGTGGCCGCAAGAGACTGACTGATTCCCATCTGCGCTTTTTGATACGCCCAGTCAGCTGACTGCTGACTGTAGGAGCGAGTGTAGGCACTGTTTGCCATTGCCAACTGGGCACCATTGTTGACTATCACAAATTGAGGGAAATTGCTGATACCAAACGCGGCGTCCAACATTTCTCCGCCATCAATGGGCAACCCATTGTTTTTATCAAGAGGAGCGATCTCGCTTGCGCCCGCCTTATTGTATCCAACCGGGTAAAAGTTCAAGCGCGCGCCATTGGGTGCGTAATTATGCACCTCTCTGATAACCAGATTATCGCTTTGGATATTTTCGGGCTTATAGGTGATATTAGTGCCATTCAAGCAAGTGCATTCAACAGTGGAATAGGGGTAGCATTTGAGTTTTTTAAGGTTTTTATAACGTTTAGGGATATTAAAATTATCACGAAAGTCATTAATGGTAATAATGTCTTCATATCTGCTGGGCGCATTTGTGGCCGACTGGGGGAAACGGTAGATACGATTATTTAATTCCGAGGGGAGTGTTTTTCCAAACAGCTTATCTACGACATAGCCGGACTGCCTGAGAAAGTCATCGTCTAAAGAGGGTATCATATACATGTTTACAATACCTTGTGTTATCCATGAAAAAGTAGAACCAACACCCATAAACACTCGGATAGACTGGATGTCCTTAAAGTACAGTATTTCAGCACCATTTGCCATGTTCTCAAACAGGGAGCCGCCCGCAGTGGTGAGAGACGGTTTTTCCTGACTGCCCGCGTCCGCTGACAAATCTACCGTGCTCACGACTATTACGCCGTAATTCAGATTTTTTCCGTCCATGCTGATAAGAGACTTGTACTGTTGGTTTACCGTCACCATTTCGCTACCGGTGTCCAGCCCTTCGGGTAGTGCGAGATAATTGCGCCCATAATCGGTCATCTGGTTTTCGTTGGCAATGCCGATATGGCCTCGCACCACATAGCATGAACCAAACCTAAGGACATGCTGGAATGACTGCCAAACGTCCAACTGCACGGTGAGCTGATCCGATCTTGCATTGATGTAATCCACGTGGTTGATAAAGTAATACCAATATCGCGGCGACTCCAAGTCGTGATAATCGTTATACACCACGACATAGTTGTAGTTGGACGCCTCGTTGAATGGTAGTTCGACGCGCACGGGTTGCCCGAACATGTGCATGACTCCATGCACCTTGTCAACACCAGGCTGTCGGTCAAACCATTCCTGTTGTTCCTGCGGTGACTCGAACCGGGCTAGGTCACGGTAACTGCTATCCCACGGCACGTTACAGAGTTTCAACGACGTGTTTGGCGTCCATTGCGCCCAGTTAAACGTCGCCTCGACGTTAGGGTTGATATCTCTTAGCATATTATCCCTTTCATAAAAAAAATAAGGGAGTGTTTCACGTGAAACACTCCCTTTTATTATAAAGCCCGGAGCGCTCACGTGGATTGCGCTCCGGGCCTTGTATTGCATCTCGCCGTGAGAGAGGGTAGCCAACCGGCCACCCTCCCATTATATCACGCGGCCACTGTCGCGGCCTTCTTGCCGGACACGCCGAACAATGTGGCGGTGATGTCGGACGAGCCTTGCTTGACTCCCGTCACTAGGCCCGACTCGGACACGGTGGCGTTGGCCGTGGTGCCGGACGTCCATGCGGCTTGCATGGTCACGTCGGCGGTGCGGCCGTCAATCATGGTCGCCGTGGCGGTCGTTGACGGTAATCGATGCGATAATGGACGGATTGAATCCGATAACGCCATCACCGGTCACCGGCACGTTCAGGGCGGCAGACACGGTGCCCGGCACCTCCGGCGTCTCCGGATTTGTATACAACGCGGTCGCCGTAACCGGGATAGTGGTGTTTGGCTCGTCGAGGCCGACCACCAGCACGCCGGTAGGGGAAATGTACGTGTAAT